CGACTGCGTTACCCATCGAAATATTCCGTGGGTCCGTGATTTTCTGATACGTTTCCTTCTTCAGGAATGACGACCAGAATGGGGTGTACGCCGGTCCAGAAACTTCAGCGCGAGCAAGCTTCGAGCGCTGAGAGGGCCTATGTTGTTTCTCATAAACATGGTCCATGTCGACTGGAACGCCGGTGTGCGGCACGGGGATGAGCAGCTTCACAAACTCCTGCATGAATGCAGCGAGCGTTGGTAGCATTGGTTGCTCATCAGGCGGCGGGGGATGTGCTGAATACATCTGCTGCCCCAAATCCGCTGTGAATTTCTCCACTCTTCCTGCTATGCACCGATCGTCGGACGCGATACTCGTCACATGACTGAAACATGGTTCAATCAAAGGGGTACCGAACGCCTTCAGCGGCACTTTCGCTAGGTAATCATGCTTGGCGTAGCGTATGACCAGCATAGATTCTTCCACAGCACAAACGTACGGTGGGGGCCGGGGTAACACAGCGCGCAAAAAGTCAGTGACTATTGCGGCGTGGCCAGGCGGCAATCGCTCAAGTGACATCCCGAGCGGGGTGGTTGGCGATATGTTGGAGGCAACGGTGAACGGGGACACGTCCTGTTTTGATACGCGTGTGACTGCCACTACGGCGTCGATCAGATTCACTGGTAATGTGACAGCAGTGAAGTGACCGGCGATGGCAATACTACGCGACCTGCCTTGCTTGGACACTATGTCCAATAAGACGTGTTCGCCGATGCATGGTTGCAGCCGTTGCAGTGTGTCGCCGCGTATGCACATAGATGTTGGTAAAAAGATAGGCATCTTAAACTGCCCTATTACGCTCAGCATCACTAAACAGTGATGCGAGTCCATGTATTTCCGATCAATGTGATACGCGACAACACGTTTCGTAAAGTACGAAACATGGTCCACCACTATGGTGTCGCCGGCATAGTTCCACACTTTATGAACAAATGTGGAACCGCCGCTAACTTGGTAAATTACAGTGTTGTCTTCGAACCGAAACGTGTAATCTCCTTCCCCTTTTGCGGCAGCGGTGGGCTGGAATGCTGCTATCAGGTAAGTACCTGGATAAGCAGCCAGTAAGGTCACCAAATTCAAATAGTAGTCTACGTCCACCAATACTGCTACTTGTTTCTGGGCGTCGAAGTGAAAATCCCTAGCCTCAATGGCTAGATCCTTTGGCCAATGGTATGAGCGGTCACCGTCGCGAGATTTGCGCTGATCTGCGAGGGATCGCTGAATATAATATGGTTCTAAACCAAGGGACGCCGCTACCACGCCGGCCGTGGCTACGGCGGCGTTGCGGTGGGCGGCAGATATACCATGCGTGTGGGTGACGCGCGTGGTACTCCGAAAGACTGGTGTTTCTTCGAAGATTTGACGTTGTTGCGAGGACGAAATCGGGCCAGCATGGAGGCTGCGACTGATTAGCCAAGTGGCCAACCGCGCGCCGATGGGCGATTGTTGCGTCCGAAGCCAAACGCGAATACAATGTATCACAAATGGGGTGAGCAAATGGACAGCAAGAGCGGCCCACACAGAGTGGTTGCCGATTCGAACTATCCAGCCTACGTATGGCCATGTGATAATCGGGGTCGCGCCAACCGCCAGGATGACGAGTCCGGCGAGGAAGATCCACAGCTCGGCTTTGGGCTCCGGAGCTGGACGAACTTGTGGGCTATCGACAACCTGAACCTCAGGCTCTTGTTTTTCCTTGGCAGGGTCGACTGGCACCACGGCACGGGTCGACAACCGCGATGGAGCTCCGGTGAGCGGGTTGGTGCCCTTGGGCATAAACGCGCTCCGAGAGTAATCGGGGGTGTCTGGCATTTACAACAGCAAGCTGAGGGACAAACTAC